ATCTTACAGACGCAGTAACTTGTTTCATCTGCCCCTCTACCCGAGGGGTCAATCGCCATGACACTCCCAGTATAGGGCACCCAGTCCCCTGAGATCGCCATAGGGCGATAGAAGCGATCCCCGGAGAATCCGACGTTCGGAAGTTCCTTGTGGGCGAGGTTGGGTTCTGCGGCCCATATGACCTTCTCTGGAGCGTTGTCTGGATTGAGGTTCATAATGATCAGATCAGACAGGCGTAGTGGGTAACGTCCAGCGTCACTGAGGGTAGTATCCAACATGAACTGGAGGTCAAACCCAGAGCGACCGTAGGAAGCCTCTCGCTCTAGGAGATCGAACTCGTCGAACCGACCGGGGTCCGTAGGAGTCCCTTGGTTCTCCATCGTCCATGCGTCAGACACAATCGGAGCCAGTTTATCTCCGTAGAGAGTACGCTGCTTCTCACCGGGGTATCTAGCAGGCCAGATGCGAACATCGTAGCCACGCTGAGGGAGACTGTTGTAGATCGACTGTTCAGTCTGAGGGGTGCCTAGGTAAAGGATGTGACCACCGGGCTTGAGTACAGCGTCAAACTCTTTAATGGTCTCCCCTAGTTTATCCCGCATAGTCTGAGTAGCAG